GCTGCCGGAGCCGCAACTGCTGGTTGTGTGCCTGCTTGTACAGGAGCTCCACTGCCGTCAACTACTGCGCTACCGTCGCCTGCTTTTAATGTTCCTGGAACAGTTGCAGCCGCTGTTTTTGCTTTGTTTGCCTGCATCCTTGCTTGTTGTTGCGCCATCATCTCTTGTGGTGTAGGCATTGCTTTTTGCATGTTAGCCAGCATTTGTTCACTGCTTGAATTTGGATTTGGTAACCCAGCTTTGGCAACTAACTGTTGGGCCTTTGTTGGAGCAGCCGGTGCCACTGGAGCAACCGCGGGTGCCGGAGCAGCCGCTTCAATGATGTCTATATATTTTCTTAGTAATGAATCCATAACGCTTCCTTTATCTTAGACCAGCAATTTTTAACATTGCTGTTAGTTCTTCACTCTCGGGTAATGCTTGCTCTTTACGCTGTGCTACTCGAGCTTTGATATTTTCAGTTGCATTACGATTGTTCATTCCTGCGCCCGACAATTCAAGCATACGTGCTTGTTCGTGTTGTGCTTGAACATGGCCTTTGTATTTTTCCATTACGCTGTGACAAGCACGTTCGACCATACCATCAAACTTTTCTGCTCGCATTGTGTCTGGTTCAATGTTGTACTTTTCTTTAAGTTCTTTACACATCTTAGTAACGAACCCTTCTTCACCAATGGTCATGGTACCTTCATTGGCATTGAAAAAGCCACTTACACGTTCTTCAATTTCATCAAATAATTTTTCTGCTGTGCTACCATGACGCTTTTGTTTCCTATGCATCATGTCTTCATCTGGATTTTCAGCAACTGGAGCAGCCGCTGGCGGAGCCTCAGCTGGCACTGCTTCTGGAGGTGCTTCTGCTGGAACTGCTTCTGGAGGTGCCTCTGCCGCTGGAGCTTCAGCTGGCGCACCTTCTGGTGGAGCCTCAGCTGGTGGTACATCTTTATCAAATCCCAATTTGCCTGCAAAGTCTGTTTGATTTTCAGAGTCATGTGCTTTTAAAAATTCACTAATGATTGGTCTAGCATCCATTTCATCTAAGCCCAAATCAGCCAATGCTTCAAATGCTTTGCCTAATTTATCATTGTCAACTATGTCTTTTAAACTGTCTCTTACGTTGCTGGCATTGGTTCCCAATGGCAAGTCTTGATTAAACAAGTCCTTTAATGACTGCATGGCTTGACTACTACGGTCTTCGTCGCCACTAAACAAATCATCTTCTTCACGTACTATTTGTTCAATAGCTGATTCAAATTGATCTTCTGGGGATTCAAATGTTGATTTTGGTCGTTGAACTTCTTGAGCAGCCGAATTGATTGCGCCCCATAGGCCGCCCATTGACCCAGCCATGCCGTTGTTAGGACCTTGAACTCCTAGCTGTTTGGCAACTTGCTCAACAGTCATGCCTTTAGCTAACAATTCTTTGGCTTTACGATTTACTTCAACCCATTCGCCAGAAACACGTTCAGCTAAAATATCATCAGCTTCAATATCCTTTACAGGAATATCACTCTCATCAACTAGACTGTAAATGTATGGGAATACTGCCTTTAGTTCTTCATTAAAACTACGCACAGTTAATCTATCTACCCAGTCATTTAAAATTTCTTCTGGTACAACTCTTGACGGACGACTTGTAAAACTTTCTTTAAACAAAGCATAGTTTTTTGGACTTTGTAGTGTGTGAACTTCTTTTTTAAGTTGTTCAATACGCTCAATAACTTTACTGTGTATTGTTCCCATAGCTTCTGAAATAACTTCGCTACGATCAACATAGTTTTTAAAGAAACGTAATTTTGCAAGTTCTTCACTTAGGCTTACCACGTGCTTGCCAATATCATCATAAGGTGTCCCGCCTTGTGACACGTGTTGTGCCAAGGCGCGAGCTCCATTCAAATGTTTTACAGGATAAGCATAACGTTCACCAACAGCATTTTCAATAAAGATTCTTTCAATGTGTTGTGTCCTACCGTTAGGTGCATTATAGTTTACTGGTTGGCTGTGTCTAACAATAATTTTAGCTTCGCCAATTTCTTGGTAACTAGTTCTACTAGTTCCAGATAGTCTAGATTCGTTCATGTTTCCTTCTCCGATAGGATCTCTCTTATCTAAGTTACTTTGCGATGGGTTTTGTAATTTAAAGTCCAATGAGTGAGATTGCGCAAAATCACCTAACTCATCTAAAAAGTCAACCCAAGAACTGTCTCTTGGATTTTTGTTCCATAATACTAGCAGTGCTGGCTTTTGATCTGCATCTGATAAACTAATTGACACATTGGTTAATTTCTCACCATTGCGCCTGTTAGTGAAGTCAAAGCTGATTTTTCTAGCATCACTGTCACGATGTTCCTTCCCATCAATAGGCTTACCGTCAACAGTTTCCTTTTTCATACTAGGAAATCTAGTGGACATTTGTTGCACTAAATCTTGGGCAATTCTTTCAAAATTCGCATTCATAGTAATATTTAGCTTAAAGTGCTGGAAATGAAAATGGGTAATGGAGCCTCATAATCTTCCTCAGTATGTGTTCCTGATATGGTTTCAAAGACCCTTTGATCCCAATCTGCTATCAATTGACTCATTCTCACAATCAGCAATAGTGAGCTAACTAAATCGTCGTGTTCTCCGCTTTTTGCCTTAAAACTAAAGCCCGAGGCAATAAACGCCTTTAATTCTGAAATTAAACTTTTACTGGTTAATTCCATTTTGCCAGTTTCAATCAAGTGCTTTAGTCTGGCACAAGCGGCTATTTTACTACCATGTGTGGTGTTAAAACCTTTTCTAAACTTGCGTACATGACCCTTACGCATGGGTTCTGATATCATAAGACCAGCAAATTGTTCTTCACCTTGATCCTTAATACATACTAGTCCAGCTTCACCAACTGTATTGTTTTCAATACTCCATATATGTTGTTACTAAGCCCATTCATACTATCTGATAGATATTTCAATATATCTTTAAGTATTTTAACTTGCCCTTGTATGGGTGTTAAATTGTGATGCCATTCTGCAACTTGTTTGAAACTTGGCAACTCAAACACTTCAATGGCCGCAAAGTCACCACCAGTTCCCAAACTGGGATCCAAACTTACTAGGTAAATGTTTTCTGGTTTTGGCTCTAGATACCAGCGTGTTTGCCCCATTTTAAATTTGGGATCTTTGCCTGTTAGCTCCGCCAAAGTCAAACTGCTGATTAGTGTTTCATCATAGATCAAGAACTCACATCCGTATTCACGACGGAAACGTTCCTCACCAATACGACTTTGTTCTTGTTTTGCCCAAGCTTCATCTCTATCTGGATGTTCGCTCCAGTGACATGTGTATGCACTGAATCCGTTCATTCCCAATGCTTGTTCGTTGCCATATTCATCAAGTTTGTTGTTTGCTTCTTTCCAAATATTGGCAAACGTATCTTCGTCACTGTTGGGTGTTGATGTAATAATAGCACGACCACCAGTTGCTAGTGTTGGGGATATTGAAGTCCAAAACTCATCGGCGATATTTGGTTGCACAAATGCAAACTCATCGCAATACAGTAGGGATATTGACATACCACGACCAGTATTACCGGTAGTAGTTGCTGAAACAATTCTTGAGCCGTTATCAAATTCAATACTCCCTTTGTTATAGTTGGTAACTCCACTGCGAATATGATCTGGACAAAGTTCATATGCATAGCGTATACGTTGCATGATTTCCTGTGAGCCAGTGTATTTGTGTGCCGCAATCAACACAGTTTGATCAGGGTGAAACATTGTGTACCACAACAAGTATCCTGCCGCACAAGTGGTCTTGCCCATCTGCCTAGGCAACATATTAATTGTAAATCTATGGCCATGATATGCGTCCAACAATTCTGTTTGAAATCCATAAGGATCAAACAACAGTTTACCTTGAACTGGGTGTTGTATGTAAAAGAAGTTTTTACAAAAATAGTGATACCCAGTATCTGGATCCGCACATGCCAATAAGTCAGCAACTTGCTGTTCTGTAAACTTATCTTTTTTGTGAGCCTTTTTTGTCAGTACCCCGTCTAAACTTTTACTTGTCATGTTGTTATTTACAATAAAAAAGCGGAGACTCGCTCCGCTTTGATATTACGTTTTACCAATTATCTGTTTCTAACTTCTTGATACAAGTTATGTAATTGGCTCTTTAGACTTTCTGAAGTAACTGTGTACGGGTTGCCGCCACCGTTAACTTTGGGTGCTTCGTTGTCACCGTGGCTGTGTAGGTCATTGCCTTTCATTTTAGTAACTTCATCGCCAGCATATTCTTCGGCTGGACTGTTGGCGTATTCTTCCATCTCAACTTCTTCTTCGTCACCAAACATCTCACCGTCTTCTTCACCACGTTCGTCATCGCCATGTGTCAACATGTCTAACGGGCTTTCTTCTTCACCGTGTTCTTCTTCTCCACCTATTGACAGCACAGCGCCCACTGGTCCTGATACTGCATCGTCACCGCCCATCATGTCGCCACCTTTAAGCAAATCNAAAAGATCACGAATGTTTTCTGTTCCGCTAGCATTAACACTAACATTCATTGTTACTGGTGGTGAAGGAGGCATACTGCCCATCATTGGAGGCATACCGCAACTTTCATTTAATCCTGAAAGCGTTTTAATTGATTTTAGATCTAACTCTTTTAAAGGAGCGTTGGTTTTAACTTCCTTTAATTGTGTTACTGGTTTGTCGTATTGATCAATTTTGTTTAATAAATTATGGAAGTTCATTTCTTTTGTCCTTTAAATGGGTCAGCATTTTTTTCTTCTGGTGATGATTTAGCTAAAATCGCATCGTTAACACCTTTTACTTGGTCGCCCTTATGGCTTATTTTACCTAATTCTTTTAGAAAATTTAGTACTTTCTTATCGCCTACTTGATCTTGTGCGCTTTCAGTTTCATAAGGTTTGTTTAGTATTGCTTCTGTTGAAGTTCCAATTCTATTCAATCCTTCTAAATTATCTTCAATTATTTCTTCTTCTCTTGCACTGCGTACACGTATACCGCCTCGAGCAATCATTAATTGATCAGCCAAATATTCAGTTAATGTTTGCGTACTAACTGGGTAACGGCAAGCCACATCAAAAATTGTAACATGTGTGTTTTTCATCTCTGGAAAGTCCAACGGGCTTTCTTGAATTGGGATGCGTTTGCCCTTGCTGATGCTTGCGCAGTCATATTTCATTAGGGCTGTTTTCATTGCCTTATCAAACCCTTCAGGAAGGTCTCCGGCAATCTTAATTTTGAATTCGTAAGTTTTTACGCTTTCTGAAAGGTACTCTTTAAATGTTGACATAGTGATATCCATTGTATTGTATTTATTTCATATTCTTAAGTTTTTCAATTAGGCTATTACGGTCTGCTATCACATATCCGTCGCCATTTAGATTAACTCCGTCGTTTTCATTAGAATCTTGATCCAACTTTTGTTTCTTAAGTTGTAGCTCAATCATTTTAAGTTTCTTGTCTATTTTTGCGGCTTTGGCATCAATAGCGTTTTTAAGCATGCCACCTGCTACTTCAAAGATACGTCCGCTGTAACGTGCTTCCACGTTCATGCCTAGATCCATTAGATCATCGTATGCGTCTGTTGCCCGTTGTGCCAGTGCATCAAACTCGTTGTCACTGATATCTCCCAAACCTTTAACTTGTGGCAATGCCTGGGCAATTTTATCAAATTCAGCCATATCTCTAAGAAAGGGTGCTGGCATGTCGGCCTTGGGACGATCGTTATTAACAATCTTCTTGTTTTCGGGCAAATTTAAAATTTCTTCAAGTTTCTTAGTCATAGCAATACTTATCTAACTCCGCCCTGATGGAATAAATCTCCTTCACTTAACACACGAAATTTAATTCCCTGACGCTTGCACCAAATTTGAGCGGCTTGCCATTTGGCTTGATTCTTTACATACTGCGCCTGATTGTATTTACTTTTTCCCACGCTTTCCAATGCTGATTGATTTCTTGGCTTGACTTCAATAAGCTCAACCAACATACTTCCAGCTTTGTCTACATACTGTATAAAAAAGTCAGGAACATAAATTGTTTGTCTATTTGTTAATGGATCTCTATAGGGAATTGAAATTGCTTCGCTGGCCCAACGCTGTATACTTGGATGCGTGTCGCAAAATGTCATAAAGCTCCACTCCCAACTGCTACGGTAAGTTGGAGTTTTATTGCCTACATATTTTTGTGGGTTCTTGGGTACGAATTTACCGCGGGCAAATCTGCTCATACAAGTATGTTACGACTTTCATAAGTCTCAGCTAGGGACATTACTTTATAACCCAATGTGCTTGTTTGTTCTCTGTAACTGTTTAGCACTTCAGTTACCACTTTGGCCAACTGCACATCTGTTAGGCCTTTCAATGTGTCAATAAGTTCAAATACGTTTACGTTATCCAGTCTAGCTTGATTTAACAACACAATACCAGTACTACGTGCGGCTTCGTCATCAAATCCTCTTTTTAAAAAGAATCCCAATACTGCATCAATTTGATTACTGGGGAAAGTTATTTGATGTAAAAAGAATTTGTCAAACAGCGCACGTACTTCTTGATTATTGCCATTGCCCCGTGCGGTTTGTTCTTGTGGTAAGTTACTTATCATGTTATGGTCCCAAGTCCACTTGAGTTGCTGTAGTCGTTGTGTTTGTATTATTATTTGTTGGGAATACAACATTCTTAACGCCACTTAATCCTATAGTGGCCGCGGCCACTGCACCAGCAGTAAGCAGTCTTGTTCCTTCAACAGCAAGTCCAGCGTTTGTTAAACGTTTTGCATTCTGATATGTATTTACTGTTGTGATTGCTGTTGATAAAAAGTTTGCTGGACTATCAAAAGCAGTTCCGTCTGCTAGACTAGTTAATATATCACTAGCACCTTCAATAACGCCACCTGGCCCAAATAGTGTACTAGTGCCGCCGCCCGCCGCACTTAGTGGACTTGGCATTTTATCATAATGATCCACTGCAAACGCTTTTACTCTGCCACTGCGTGTTGATCCAATATCATAGTGTACTGCTTCATAAGCAATGGTCATGTTGTTTTCAGCGCCAGCACTGCCTTGATCACTGCTTTGTGGAGTGTCGTGGCTAAATGCTGTAATTACTGGGTTAACCAGTGTATAGCTAACATATTCTCTTTTGTTTAATTGATACAGAACAATTTTATTAAAAAATGGTATTGAAACATTATTATCTAAACCGTATTTTGTTTTGATGTAGCTGGCGCTTTTCATTGCGGTTCTAGAATAAGCGCCTGGCGTTTTTGAACTACTTGGATCTGCAAAATAATAACTGTAGTAACTTTGCCAAAGTGTGTTTATAATGTGCGCTCTATCATCATGAAATTTAATGTTGATCGGCATAAAATCATGATCCATTGTGACAACTTTTTTTCTATTGTATTGATTTAGCGTTGCAGTTTTCAATGTAAACTTGGGTAAATCAACACTTTTGACCAATAGTCCAATTTCATTTTGGTGTTGAAATTTTAAGTTTCCTGATTTTAACGCACTGGTATTAATGTCAAAAAACACATGGTATAGGAATTTAGACTTGGGTGCAAGCCTAAAATAGTCATCCTGAAAAGTTCTTGCGGCGTGTTGCCACGACCCCAAGTTTCCTTTGGGATTACCAAGACCATTTACTAGCTGGTCTAAAAAACTGTTATCTTTACTGGCCATACTTTATTTATTGAATAAAATAAACTGCGTACATAACTTTCAGTCGTTAAAAAAGGCTGTTGCCAGCCTTTTTATTAGCGTCCTGCGCCAGTTGCCAGTGTATTAATAGTTCTACCAACAACTGATCCAACACCCGTACCTTGCGGGGTTTGTACAGCATTATCATACTGGATGCTAAGGTCAATAGTTGCTGGACCTTGTTCACCATATGCAATGCTTTGATAGTTAGCAGTAACCAAATAACAACCATAGCACTCCCATGTTTCTAATATTGTAGGAGTGTTAGCACCGTTGCCGCCGTCTAACATTTCAATACGTGTTGTAAACTTGTAATCAACACCAGACGCCGCTGAACTTTGTTCAAAGAAATCAAACTGTTTCTGTAATTGTTCACCAACCAGTTTGCTTACTGCGCCAGTTACATCGTCACGTAGCACAACTGCAATTGGACTCCATGTAATTTTACCAGCATAGTTAATCTTACTGTTGTAGATTTCAATAACTTGGTTTGCAAAGGTCACGTTTGGTCTAGCCGCACTTTGTACCTGTTTGGTTAGTTCTGTTGTTGGAGTTGAAACACCAAAGTTTTCAAACATCACTCTAAAGCGATATTTTAGCTTTGGCATCAACATGCCTTGAGCTGAAGCACTTGCGTCGCTAGCTAAGGGTACTGTGAATTTTGATAATGTTGCGATTGCCATATTAGTATGCTCCGTTATTGATATTTATCATCTTATAGACCTGCTATTTCGCCCGTGTTCTTTAGGCGTAATGGAATGTAGATGAATTCAACTGCTTTGACCGGTTCAATGGCCACATCAACATACAACTCGTTTCTATCGATTCTAGACGGAGTATTGTTACTTTCATCGCAGACCACAATGTAATCATACAATGCACGTTGACCAACTAGTTCCAACATCAAGCTCTCCACTGCATTTTTAATTTCATCACGAGTAATTTTATCGTTTGGTTCAAAAATGTATGGTTTAGCCAGTACGCTTAGTTGTCTACGTAAGTAAATTACCAAACGTGCTACGTTGATACGATCCAATGCACTTGCGTTTCTTGCACGAGTTTTCTGACCGTAGTTAACAAGACCAACACCTGTTAAGAATGTAAGTGGGTTAATTTTAACATCATACAATGTATCACGTTGTCCGTTGTTTAATGCCACTGCTGTAAATTCGCCTTCATCGTCAATATATCCAACTGCTGTTGCGTTAGTAATACCACCGCGACGTGTTCCAGCTGGAGCAAACCATGGATAGCTCACATTGTCGCTTAGTGCAATTGTGCGTAGCATCATGTGACTTGGTGGAACAACTACGTTGTTACCAAAGTTATCGCTTGTGAATCCCCATGGATAGAACATGGCCATGTATTCGTCAAAACTGGCCGCTCCAAGTCATTGTCTTCCAATGCCAATGAAGCATTGTTGCCCCAATTGCTTAAACTTGTTGCATCACTGTGTAATCTTGCTGGAGTATCACCAACAACAAACGCTGTTAAACCGCGGTCATAGTTTAGTGTAATCATTTCGCCAATTAGTTCTGGATAACCTGGGCAAGCAATCAAGTTAAACACACGTTGATCTTCTTCACGAATCTCTTGGTTAGCGTTTGTCAATGCTTGTAGTGCTTGTACAATAACTTTACGTTGTGCTTTACGTCCAAATGTACCTGAACCGTCTTCTTGGTTGCCAGCTTCGCTAACCCAACGATGTGGATAGTAAGCTGCCATTGACACATCATTCATACGTGGATTGTCTGCATTTACGTCAACTGAGTTGCGTACATATTTCTTAACATTGAATCCGCTTCTACGCAAGTTCCATAGCAACATACCTTTTGGATATAGTGCTGGATCTGGAGCATCTGGATCCAAGAAGTCGCTTGTTAACAAGTCTGCAATTAAGCCAGTTTCATCGCTGTTTGCGCCGGCTGTGTTGTAACGTGCATCAGCAAATAAAATACCATCTTCTGTACTTTGATCTGCTTTGTTGACCAGTCTCCACTTTAGTAGTGTACCGTCATATTTGTAAATTGTTGGATAGTTTTCAATATCAGCAGTGTCAATCCAAAGGTCACCGTTCTTCAATGCTGTGCCATCGCTTTGTAGTTCTGGCTCAGTGGCCGCAACAATTGGACCAGCTGGGTCTGTTTTGTTTGCGCTTACTGCATTGTAAAATGGACTTGTTGCACTTTGATATCCAACCCATGTGCTACCGTCATGTACCATAACGTCAACTTCGTCAACCACGCTGTTGTACCATAGGGTACCGTTAGCTGTTAAACTTGTTGGTGCTGTGCCACTTGCTGTGAATAGCAATGGACCCCATAAACTGGCAACAAAATCGTTTGCTGTATCGCCTGCTGGTGCTGTGTACAAGTTTGCAGTGCCTTGTTCAGTTACTGCGTCGTATGCGGCAAAACCTGCTAGTGCTAGAGGAGTTCCTGAACCATCATTTAAGCGGAATTCTCCGCCTTTCATGTGGCTAATAACCACACGATTTTGACTGTCCACTGAAGCTTCAACGTTTGTAAAGCCAGCTGAGTTAATCTTTTCAGCAATCAAATCAGCATCTGAGCTTGCACCAACTGCTGTAAACGTGATAGTTTTGGCAGCGTCCAACGCCAGTTGAGCTGTTAAAGATTCTTGAATAGTGAATGTTTTTGCACCAGCTGACACTTGTGTAGCAATTCTATCAGATTTAATAGTTGTTGCACCAGTAGCTGTTTTTCTAAAAACTTTATAGTCAGCAATACGTGGTGTATTATCAGAACCTCTGTCTTCTGTGCTGTTTGTTTTGACATACACTGTGCCAGCTGCCAAGTTTGCACCACCACCTGATCTGTCTAGGTAATATAGTGCGGCATGACCGTTGTCATACAATGGTGCAGTCACTGCTTCAAATGCATCAGTTGCTGAGTTGTAACGCTTGACACGGAATCTTGCGCCTGCATTTGGCTCTGTTGTCTTGACCCAAACACTGCCACTTGGACGTGGTGCTGTGTCAGTTGACTTAAATGTTGGAACATTTGTGTGTGGTTGTATTGCCAGTCTAGGAGCATAGTACGTTCCTGCGGCAATACCTGTTACTGAAGCTGCCGCTGTGGATGCAATGATTGTGCCAGTGCCAACAGCAATAATAACAGCATTTGAACTTGAACTATCTTCGCTGTCTGTTGTTGTTTGGTTGTTGGAATAAATTTCCAATTTGCCGTT